AACGTCCCGACGGACAACACGACCGAGCGGAAGACGGGCGGGCTGATCGAGGCGATCACCACGAACGTCATCGAGAACGCGACCACGCTCCTCACGGATGCGTCGGCGGCGACCACGGTCATCACGATCACCCACGCGCTGAACAACGGCGACCGGGTCATGTTCACCGATGTCGGGGCCTCCACGACGGTCGACACGCACACGGTGTACTACGTTGTGGCGAAGTCGACGACCGTGTCGTTCGGGGTTTCGCTGACCGCGGGTGGCGCGGCGATCGCAGTCGGCACCGCCACGGTGTCGCTGCGCGTCATGCCCACCGCGGGTCCGACGAAGGAGACCTACGACGCACTCTTCGAGAAGGTGTTCCAGGCCGGCGGTCTGGGCAACGACACCGCCACGATCATCGTCGGTGGCCGCCAGAAGCGGTCGCTCTCCACGGCGTACGCGAAAGCGTTCGGTCAGTACCAGGAGCAGTCGCGCGAGGTCGGTGGTGTGAACTTCACCACGATCATGTCCGACTTCGGAGTGTTCAACGTGCTCCTCGACCGGTGGATGCCGGCCGATGCGTTCCTGGTCGCGACCCTGTCGCAGCTGAAGCCGAAGTTCCTCGTCACCCCGGGGAAGGGTCACTTCTTCTCCGAGCCGCTCGCGAAGGTCGGCGCGTCCGACCGCGAGCAGCTGTACGGCGAGGTGGGCCTCCAGTGGGGCAACGAGCGCGCGCATGGCATCATCCGCGGCCTCCCGGTCGCGCCGGTCTGGGCGTAACATCCAGCCGCCCGGTGACGTCTTCCACCGTCACCGGGCGGCACCTGTCGGGGTGCAAGTAACGGTAACTGGCCGGGCTCATTACCCGCGCGACTGAGGGTTCGATTCCCTCCCCCGCCACCAACCAAGGAGGTCATCATGATCCGCATCACCGCACCACGCCTGATCCTCGGCGCGTCGAAGTTCATCGGAATCCAGTTCCGTGATGGGGTCGCCCAGGTCGAGGACCTGCATCCGGAGATCCGACAGGCGCTCGAGCAACACGGCTACACGATCAAAGAGGAGATCGCCGCGGTGGCCCTCGAAGACTTGACCGTCCGCGAGCTGCGCGACATCGCAGAGGTCGAAGGCATCGAACTGCCTGCGCGAGCGTCGAAGGCTGAACTGGTCGACCTGATCAGCCGCTCCGGGTTCGCCATCTTCGAGAGGCCCGACGGAACCGTGATCGGTGACGGTGAGTCGATCGCAACCCTCCCAGCCGAGTTCGTTGTGGAGCACCACTCGTACACCAGCGCGGAGCCGCAAGTCGAGCAGACCGACGGGCCGATCCAGTCCCACCTCTCCCCCGACGAGGACTGACCATGGCCCAGCAGCGCCAGTATGCGACCCCCGCAGAGTTCGCGGTCTGGGACGAAGACAGCCTGTACACCGCACCGGGCGACAGCCTGTTGCGTCGCGCATCCGGGGTCATCGACGGTCTCACTCGTCATTCGGTGTTCGACGCCGACGTGGACGGCTACCCGACGGATGTGAACGTCTCAGACGTGTTCCGCGACGCAACGTGCGCGCAAGCCGCGTACTGGTCCGAAACGGAAGACCCGACCGGGGCGGTCTCCCAGGAGGGCACCTTCTCGATCGGGTCCGTGTCGATCGGCGCGCGCGGTCGCACCAGCGGCAATGGTGCCCCGGATGAGAGCCAGGCTCGCATCGCCCCCGAAGCGGTCGAGATTCTCACCACCGCGGGACTGATCTCCGCGATCACTGCACAACGGTAGGAGGGGTCATGCCGACGCTGCGCAGACGCCACCTCCCGCACCTGGTGGATGTGAAGGTACTTCTGGGGGAGTCCGCCGAAGGCGAGGTCTGGTCCGACTGGATCTTGAATGTTCCCGCCTATGTGGAGCAGAAGGCCAAGCTCGTCATCGACCGCCGTTCAACTTCCCCCACGGCTGGGCAGGAGATCACCTCGACGACGTTCGTGGTCGTCTTGCATAAGAACGATCTTGTCCCCCGTTCGCAGGTGAAGGTCTGGAAGGGCACACCGCGCGAGCGCACCTCCGAGGTTGTCACGAGCGACTACTACGACTATCCGCGGGCTCCGAATCACACTCAGGCGTTTCTGGATTAGGAGGCCACCGTGGGCGTACAGGCGAACGTGACCGTGACCTCGAACTTCCGCGACGTGCTCGCCGACGCCGACGAGCGGCTGATGCGCGGCGAAACGATGGCCGCCCACAGACTGCTGGCGCTCTCCTCCATCGAGGTGCCTTTCGAGGTCGGCACCCTGGACGCATCCGGTCAGGTCCTGCCCGCAGAGGACCCCGAACAGGGCGCGGCCGTCACCTACGACACCCCGTACGCTGCCCGCCTCCACGAACATCCGGAGTACAACTTCCAGGGCGGCCGCAAGGGCAAGTACCTCGAGGACCCGGCCCTCCACAACAAGCGCGAGCTCGGCGACATCATCGCCGCGGAGGTGCGTCGTGGCTGACAGCTACCTCGTCGAGTTCGATCGTGCGCTCGCCCAGACACTCGACGACCTCGGACTGGGTCTGTACAAGCCGACCGGCGTCTACACGGCCGCCGAATCCACCCTCGCACTTCCCGCGGTCCTCACGGGCGGACCCGACCTTCCCACGACCCTCGATAACTGCATCGTCCTCAACCAGCAGGATCCGATCTTCGAGGGCCGCGCGGACATGGTCCACCGGGTGCAGATCATCTCCCGGCTGAAAGGCACGCAAGTGCAGGCCCGGAACCTCGCCTGGGGCCTGTTCACCGCCCTGGACCACAAGGAGCGGATTCCGGACGGGTTCAACATCTCGTGGGTGTGGCTGTTCTCCGAACTTCGGGCGACGAAGGATTCGTCCGCACGCTACACGACCTACCAGAACTTCTATTTCCGTGGGAGAAGGCCGATCTAGTGTCGGCGGCTCGCGCTAGCCTAGGAGCGATTAGACCCCCGCATCTGCGCAAACAGACCGGGGGCGTGACCAACTCGGTAAGGAGTTGATGTGACCCAGCGTATCTGTTCCATCGAAGGCTGCGGACGCCCCAATCACTCCCGCAGTATGTGCAAGATGCACTACAAGCGCAAAGGCGGAAACGGGCAGCTATATGTCCGCACTAGCGGCGCTGGCGTACCGGTCGCCGAGCGACTCGCGTCCGGCCTCTTAGTCCAACCCGATGGGTGCATCGTATGGACCAGGTCAGTGGACAGATGGGGATATGGACGCATCACCGCCAACGGCAAGCAGGTGGGCACCCATCGAGTCGCGTACGAAATTGCGTACGGTCCGATCCCGGACGGATTGCTAGTTCGCCACTCCTGCGATAATCCGCCGTGCTGCAACCCAGCACACCTCCTGCTAGGCACCATGCAAGACAACGCGGACGATCGAGTCGCTCGCGGACGTGGCTACCGCCCCTCGGCCTAGCGCCGACCCATAAACCACCCCTCCTACACGAGGGGTTCGTCGGCATGCCCGGCATCCCCCAATGAAACAAGGAGAAACTCATGTCAGATACCATCTACGACGCAACCCAGCAGACCGCTGGGACGCTGGCGAAATCGCACGAGAAGATCATCCGTGTCAAGCGGCTCGGTGTGTTCGAGAACGTCACCGGCGACGCGAACAACGTCGGAGCCGTCCCCACACCGGTCACATTCCCGCGGGAGAACTACGGCAACAAGGGCCTCCCGTCGATCGAGAAGATCGGCGACTCCTGGGTGATCACCTTCGACGTCGAGGCTGTCCGCGACGTCAACGGAGTCATCGCACAGGCGTGGCTGTCGAACCTCGTCACGGTCGCGCAGGCGTCCGGCGTGGAGAACAAGATCGAAGCGCAGGTCTTCGACGGCCGCGACGAGAACCTGAAGGCCATTCAGGGCACCTTCTCGGTCGCCTCCGCTGACCTGTCCGCCGTGTCCACCGGCTACGCCGATAAGGGCGCCTACCGGTTCACCCTCACCTCCGATGGTGTCGTGGACCTCGTCACCTCCCCGATCGCCGGGACGGGTGAGCCGATCATCGAGTCGGTCACCCCGACCCTCCAGACCGTGGGCGATCAGATCGTCGTGCGCGGCTACAAGATGACCGGCACGACCGGGATCACGGTCGACGGGCAGGCGGTGACCGAGTTCATCGTCATCGACGACTACACCCTCGTGCTCGTCGTCCCCGCCACAGTGGCTGGGGCGTCGCCGATCATCGTCACGAACGCGACCGGCCCTTCCGCCGCGTACGCCTACACGGCCGCCTAACACTCGGGCGGCGGGCTGTCGGGTGCCCGCCGCCCCTCTCTCACGAAAGGACTCTCATGGCGATCACCGCCACCCAGGAGGGCAGGAACCTCCACCTGCACGTCGAGGGGCTGGAGCCGTTCGTCGTGCGCCCACTGCCGGGCAACGCCGGCATGCAGATCACCGACACGTACCTGGATACGGCCACGGGCCGAGGCGATCAGGTCGAAGCCACCCTCGCGCTGGTCATGTCCCTTGACGGGGCTGTGCACAACCCGGAGACGGACCTGTGGGAACCGGTCCCAGAAGCGGAGCGGACGAACTCGAACCGGATCGGCAACGAACTCTCCACAGCCGAAATGGAAGACGTCTCCATGGCGGCGTTCTTCTGGCAGACCATCCTCGGCGCGGCCGGCGTGAATACCTACCTCGAAGCGGGGGGAGGTGTCGGCGGCCACACAAAAGCGATGTGGGCGCTGGTCCAGCGTTTGGGGCTCTCACCCCTGCTGACATCGCCCAGTTCGGCATTGGAAGACCTGACCCAGCTACTGGGGTCTATCCCGAGTACGTCTACCCCAGAGGGTGGAAAGAAGCCCGGGCGGCAGCCGCAAGACAGGCTTCCCAAGCGGAAGTAGCGGACCGCTCCCTCTCTGCGAGGGAGTTCTGGGCTCTGCTCTTCCCGCACGTCTTCGGCGAGATCGAACTGGATCTCGCCCAGTACCACCTGATCCCGGACCTGGACCGCGCCCTCGCCTCGAGGCCGTGGCATTTCGTCCGCTCCGCCATCGAACGCCTCTCCTATGTGGAGGGCTCCTGGACCCAGAGGACGGTGACGGCGCATGTTCGAAGCCGGGTCGATCATCTGGCGTATCCAGACGGTGGGGAAGGACGTTCTCAAGCAGGACCTCGCCCAGTCTGAAGCGGCCGCCCAGAAAGCCGGGCAGGCGCTCGACAAGACGGGCAAGAAAGCTGAGGAGCTCGGCAACAAGTCGGCCACCGCCGCCCCGAAGGTGCGGACGGTTCGGCAGGAAATCGCCGGCATGTCGGCCACCGCTCAGGCAGCGGCCACAACGGTGGGGCATTCGATGGTCCTCATCGGTGCGGCGGTGGTCGCCGCGTCCGCCCTGACGGTGAAGGCTGCGATCGACTGGGAGACCGCCTGGACGGGTGTTACCAAGACTGTCGACGGCAGCCCCGAAGTGCTGCAGGGCATCGAGGACGGTTTGCGGGGGCTCACCAGCGTACTGCCCGCCTCCCATGCGGAGATCGCGGCCGTCGCGGAAGCCGCCGGCCAGTTGGGTGTGAAGGCGAAGGACATCGTCGGGTTCACCAAGACGATGATCGACCTGGGCGAGACCACGAACCTCTCCGCCGATGAAGCTGCAACCTCGCTCGCGCAGCTGATGAACATCTTCCAGACCGCACCCGAAGACGTCGACAATCTCGGCGCATCCGTGGTGGCTCTGGGCAACAATGGCGCCTCGACTGAGCGGGACATCGTGCAGATGTCGCAGAACATCGCAGGCGCCGCGAAGATCATCGGCCTCACTGAGGGTGAAACGTTGGGGCTCGCGAACGCCCTCGCTTCGGTCGGTATCGAAGCGCAAGCCGGCGGTTCCTCGATCTCGAACATCATGATCGACATTGCCAACGCCGTCTCTGAGAAAGGCGCCAAGCTTCTCGAGTGGGCGAAGCTCGCCGGGATGGGCGCTGACGAGTTCGCTGAGAAGTACCGGACCAAGCCCGCCGAAGCGCTCTCTCTCGTCATCGAGGGTATGGGCAGGCTCAACAAGTCCGGCGGGGACGTCTTCGGCACCCTGTCCTCTCTGGGTCAGACCGATGTGCGCACCACCCGGTCCCTGCTGGGGCTCGCCTCTTCTGGGGACATGCTGCGCAAGTCTCTCGAGCTGGGTAACAAGTCGTGGGAAGAGAACACCGCGCTCACCAATGAGGCGGAGAAGCGTTACGAGACGACGGCCGCGAAACTGGAGATGGCCCGCAACTCCATCGTGGACACGGCCGTGAGTCTCGGCGAGCACCTGCTGCCTGCGGTGGAAGCCGTCGCGGGAGCAGTGTCAGGATTCTCCGACTTCCTCGGCGGGCTCCCCCCTGAACTTCAGGGCGCAGCGGCGGTCCTCGCAGTCGTCGTCGGCGGCATCATTCTCGTCGGCGGCGTCGCGCTTCTGGCCGTCCCCAAGATCGTGGCGTTCAAGCAGGCCATCGGGACGCTCGCCACTGAGATGCCGCGCGCCACGGCCGGAGTGAGAGGGTTTGCCAGCTTCATGGGTGGGCCGTGGGGTATCGCGATCACGGCGGCCGTCGTCGTCCTGGGGCTCCTCGCCGGCCGGAGTGCGAATGCCTCATCCCGGATTGACGAACTGACTGACTCGCTTGACGAGAACACGGGCGCGATCACGGGGAACACCCGTGCGGTCGCGGTCAAGCAACTCGCTGACACTGAGGCGTTCAAGATCGCCGAACGGTACGGTGTCGCGCTTGAGGATGTGACCGATGCCGCGCTCGGCAATCAGGAAGCCTACGACAAGGTCACGAAAGCCGTCGAGGGCGGGTCGCGCCCGCTCTCCAACGGCATCGAGCAGTCGTCTCTGTTCCGCGATGCGATCCGGCAGGTCAGCGGCGAACTCGACGCGGCGAAGGAGAAGCACGAGCAGGTTGCCGAGGCGACAGGGGAGAGCACTAAGTCCACCGGGACCGCCACGAATGCCTACCTCGAGGCGCAGAAGGAGATCGACGGCCTCTCCCAAGAACTCGACCAGCTGGTCGACGCCCTGAACAAGGCGAACGGTGTCGGGCAGGATGCGATCACCGCGAACATCGACTACCAGAGCGCTCTGGCCGACGTGGACGCGCAGATTGCCAAGATCAAGGCCGGCACTGAGGGGTACGTCGCGACTCTCGACATCAACACGAAGGCTGTCCGCGACAACATGGGCATGCTCGTCGATCTGGCGCAGAACGCTTGGGATGCGGCCACCGCCCAGCATGACCTCGACGGCAACACGAAGGCGTACAAGGAGCGACTCGAAGCCAGCCGCGACGCGCTCCTGACCCGAATCCACGAGCTCGGCCTGTCGGGGGATGCCGCGGAACAGCTTGCCGACCAGATTCTCAAGATCCCGTCCGAGTCCGAGTGGAAGGTCGTCGCGGAGACCTCTGAGGCGGAAAACCGTCTGCGGGGATTCATTCACTCGTGGGATGGTAAACGCATCAACTTGCGGGTGGACGCCTACGGGGGGACCACCTACCAGGTGCCCGGCACGAATCTGAAGTTCAACGCGGACGGTGGCGTGTATGCGTTCGCTGGCGGCGGTGAGCACCACGTCGCGCAGTTCGCCCGGGGCGGAGATGTGCGGGTCTGGGCGGAACCGGAGACCGGTGGGGAAGCGTACATTCCTCTCTCGCCGGCGAAGCGATCCACGTCGGTTCCGGTGTTGCAGGAGACCGCGCAGCGGATGGGCTTCGATGTGGTGCCCGCCGGGGCGCGCCGTGGTGACACCTGGAACATCTATGAGGCAATCGACGGCGTCTCCACAGCGCTCGCCGTCCAGCGCCGCCAGTCAGCATTGGGGGCGGTGTGATGGACCTGCAGCAGACAAGGCCGATCCTGAATGGCCAGCCTCTTGCCGGGTTCGATACCTCAGGCGTCGAGTGGGTGCTTGAGGAGTTCGAGGGTTGGGAGGGCGCGGCCGCCTCAACCATATCGATCGCGCAGAAGCCTCGTGGCCGTGGTGGATGGGCTGGGGATGCGTTCGAGCGGTCCCGACAGATGTCTATCGGCGGAAAAATCTTTGGGTCCTCGTACCAGGCGATCACGGATGCTGAGACGCGACTGAACAGCGCCTGCACGTTGGAAGACGCGCTCCTCGTCGTCGATGAGGGCGGACTGGTCCGCTGGTGTATGGTCCGCCGCACAGACGAGCCGATTCTGCGGCGCCTCGCCCCGACGGTCGCCATATGGTCGCTACAGGTAGTGGCTGTGGACCCGGCGAAGTTCGGGACGGAACTGTCAGGGTCGACTGCTCTGCCGAGTTTCTCGGGCGGGTTGACGGTACCGTTCACGGTTCCGTTCACGGTCGATTCGGTGCTGGTGTCTGGTCAGGTGAACTTGATCAACCCGGGTAACGAGGTCGGCCCGGTCAGGCTTCGGATCGACGGCCCCTGCCACGGTCCCTCAATTTCGCATGCCGCTTCGGGGCTCGCGCTGACGTTCTCGAGCTCGCTTGTCCTGGGCGCCGGTGAGTGGCTCGAGGTGGATATGGAGGCCCGCACGGTGATGGCGAACGGGCAGTCGTCCAGGTCGGGGTATGTGACCGCGCGCGGTTGGTCTGGGTTCACGCCCGGTTTGAACTCGTGGAGTTTCACCGCCACTTCGTTTGATGTTGGCGCGCTGTTGTCTGTCATGGCCACTCCGGCCTGGAAGTAGGGAGAGAGTCATGGTCGATTCCGTCGGATTCACGGATGCGGTTGCTGGGGCACCGTCCTATTCGGGGCGGGCGTTGCGGCAACTCAATGCTGTGGCGTTCGCGGGGGCCACTTCGGCGCGGCCTCTGGGGGCACGTTCTGGGGTGCGCCCCGGCACCCCGTCCACGACGGTCACAGCGACTTCAACAACGTGGACGTGTCAGCCGTTCGCTGGTGTGCTGGATGGGCAGACGGCGGCGGAGGCTGGCCCGTACCCGTTCGCGTTCGATGCCGTGGCGGCAGGAGCGGTGACGGCGGCGGATGCGTCGAATCCGCGGATCGACATCATCTATGTGGATGTGGATGACCCATCCGAAGACGCGTCCTCAGTGCCGGCGGCGACCCGCAAGTATTTGGCGGGGACAGCGGCGGCAATACCCGCGGCTCCGGCCACCCCGGCGGGCGGGATGGTGATCGCGCAGATCAACGTGCCGAAGAGTGGTTCTGGTAGCCCGACGGTGACATGGGTGGCCCCGTATCTCGCGGCGGCTGGTGGGGTGATCCCGTTCGCGACGAAAAGCGAAATGGTCGCGGTGACGACACTGCCGGCGGGGACGCAGGCGAGCGCGAACGGTGTCGTTTACGTGTACACGTCTACCGGGTGGGTGGAGGTGGGGCGCTCGGCGGCGGTGTCGTTGGGTAAGACCGTCTCACAGCAGTTGCCTGTGGCGTCCACCGTCTACCCGGTCACCTGGGATGTGGAGAACGCGGACGTGCTGGGAATGCATGACGCGGTGAACCCGTCTCGGGTAACGATTGTGACGGCGGGCCTGTACCTGGTCACCTATGCCGTGAAGTTGACCTCGACGTCGGGGACTGCGGAAGTATATCTGCGCAAGAACGGCGCCTCAGTCCTGGATGGCTCCGGCGAGGGTGTGAAGCCTGGTGTGGCGACGTACGGTGTCAGTTTCAGCCGGTCCCTGTCGATCCCGCTAGTGGCAGGCGATTATGTGGAACTCATGGCTACGGCGTCGGTGGCCGGCCCGTTCGTCACTGGTGGGGCGGCGCATGAGGCGGCCGTGTTGACGGTCGCACTGATCGGGTCATAATGACGCTCGTGCTGCGCCGCCCATCACCGGGACCGCTCACTAGCCCGTTCGGTCCACGCCCGGCACCCCTCACCTATCACCATGGCATCGACTACGGCTGGTACACCGCTGCACCCGACTACCGCGTATACGCAGCAGCAGCAGGGACAGTCACCCGAGTCTGGGAGACCTCGACGATGGGCCTGATCATCGAGATCGACCACGGCGACGGGTACCGGACTCGATACAACCACCTCGCCGGAACGCTCGTGCAGCAAGGCGACCAGGTGAAGGTCGGTCAACACATCGGAACTATGGGGAACTCCGGCACCGCGGCAGCGGGAACGCACCTGCATTTCGAGCTGTGGGTGAACGGTGTTCGCGTGGACCCGGCCCCATATTTCACCACCACCGCTGGTGCCGGCGGAACCTCGATCATTCCCGAAAGAAAGAAGCACACCATGGCCAGCCTCTACCACAAGCAGAACTCCGCCCCGACCCTGTACGCCCTCGCCGGTGACTCACCCGGCACCCCGGCGAACTGGTTGGAGACCACCGCCCAGTCCCTCGCGAACGCATGGTCCGCACAGATTGGTGGACCGTCCGCCGGCATCAATGCCGAAACCTGGGACGTCTACAAAGCCGACTACCTTGCACCGCTAGCGATCGCCGGCACCGCGTCCACCGCGCCGGTTGGCGCATCGAAAGCAGATGTTGACGCCGCCGCCGATCGGGTGATCGAGAAGATCCCGACCACGGCCACGCTGTCCTAATGGGCCTGTCCTGGGTGGCCACCGAGGCGCGGACCGGGGCGATCATCGCCGACCTGCCGGACCTCGCCGTGGAGCGAGTGAAACGCAGCCTCGGCAGGTATGAGGTCTCGCCCGCGTTCCTGCCCGTCCCGACCGCCCCGGTGAACTGGGAACGCGCCACCCTCCCCGGTGGAAGCAACCTGATCCTCCTCGCCGACAATCCGGACGATCCCGCCCACGGCATCCCCGTTTGGGGCGGCATGGTCACCCGTCGGACGCGCGGCCACGGCGACACGGTCAGCCTCAGCTTGGCCACCCTTGAGGCGTATCTGGACCGCAGGTTCGTGGGGGATGTGCTCTTCACTGGGGTGGGCCAGAACGACATCATCCTGGACCTCATCGAAAACTACATCGTTCTCGACGGCATCCCCATTCGAGTCCAGAACACCACCGCCGGGGTTGGGATGCTGCGCGACCGGGAGTACAAAGACCAGGACGACATGACCGTCTACTCGGCCCTCCAAAACCTGATGGGTGTCATCGACGGACCCGAATGGACCATCGAGTGGGAGTGGCAGCATCTCCCGGAACGCATCACACCCATCCTCTATGTGGGCGACCGGATCGGCGTCGCAGTCCCGGAAGGGCTCGGCCCGGCGGCGACTTTCGAAATCCCCGGCCCGGTCAGCGAGATCTCCTATGTGGAGGACTACTCCGACGGCAAGGGTGCCAACGACGTCGTCGCAACCTCATCCGGGCAGGGGGACGTGCGGCCTCAGTCTGCGCATCAGGTCGTCGAGGACCTTGAACGCCCCACGTTCGAGTTCCGGTACACCCCGTCCACCTCGATCACAGAGGTGGCGACATTGACCGAGTACGCGGTCGGCGCGGTGACGGCGTTGGCGACAGGTACCTCGTCGGTGGCGTTGTCGGCGGCGCAGACCGCCGCGCCCCGCCTCGGCGTGGACTGGGCGATCGGGGACGATGTGGGGTACCAGATCGGTGGGCACGATGAGAACGGCCGCGACACGGTTCCCGCATTCCCCGGCGGGTTCTCTGGTGTGGCTCGCGCGATCGGCTGGGAACTCACCCTCGGGAACACCCCAATTCTGACGCCCATTCTTGCCGGATCGGAGGTGTGACAATGGGACTCAATCCCGGCTCCCCCGGTTTCGCCATGCCGCCGGCGGAAGATGATTTCGTGCGCGAGCAGAAAGACATGCGGCGCACCGTTCGCGAGAACGCAGCAGCCCGCACACTCGAAGCCTCCCAAATCGGCGCGGGCGGTATGCGGGTCACCGATGGTGGCTCGATCACCATTGAGGATCCCGGACAGTTGATCGTCGCGTCCGGGGTGCTGAACTCGGCAGGTACCATCACGGCGGCCACCGACATCAGCGCCGGCGGAGACGTGAACGCTGGCGCTGACGTGAACGTCGTGGGCGACATCTACTCCCCACACGCCCGAATCACCCCCGTCGTCACCAGCTACGTGGGGGCCTGGATCAACAGTGACGGTCGGATCGGCGCATCGGCATCCTCGGCCGTGTACAAGCAGGACTTCACGCCCGCCGACACGGACCCGATGGTCGAAGCGATCCTGACCATTGCGCTGCTGCGGTTCCGCTACATCGAGGCCGTGAAAGAACTCGGCGACGACGCCCCATTCGAGCTCGGCGCGATCGCCGAATATTTAGAGACCACTCCGCTGCGCGAGTACGTGTACCGCGACAGCAACGGCGAGGTCATGGGAATCAGTTACGAACGTTTGACGATCCCGCTCGTCGCGACCGTGCAGAGTCTGAACGCGCGTCTGACCGATGCCGAGGCGACCGTGGCGTCATTGACGGCCCGACTGGACGCCGCCGGCCTCTAGTCGCAGGTCGGCACACCATTCACGGTCGACGCAGACCCGCTCGCACAGTAGGTTGCGGGGTCCGCATACTCGCCGCCTTGTGCATTCTGTGGGTCACTCGACGGGTAGAACGGTAGCGGAGTCCCGCTGGCCGCTTTCGAGGGCGCGGGCGGCGGTGGCGGGGGTACGGGTGCTGTCGTCTCACTGACGGGTGCTGGTGTCGGAGTCGGGGTCGGAGTGGGTGTTGCGGTGGACTCCACCGCGGGCGCGGCCGGTTCGATCAGGTACACCCCGGTGTCTTCAGTCGTCGAGGTCTGGGGTGCCCAGATCGGTCCGATCGCTGCGGCGGTCGCCACAGCTGCGGCAACCGCAACCCCACCGACACTCCAGCCGACAATCTGCCAGTTGATTCTCATGGCCTCGATATTAATCCTCAACACCGGCAATTACTAGCTAAAGGATGACCAAATGACGTATCGACACACAATCGGAACACGACCGTGAGCCGTCACCTGGCCATCGTCGGCCTCATCACCCTGGCAGGGTTCGTGCTGCTCCTCGTGGGCATCTGGGTGCTCCCCAGGCTCGCGCTCGGCATCCTGTTCTGCCCGATCGTCTGGAACTGAGGGAGACGCCTATGACTGCTGGAGAGATCCCGAGCGGGTCGGTCATCATCACACCGGATGACATGTGGAAAGCGATCGAGACGATCAAGGACACCGGCGCCCGTACGGAGCAGGCAGTCTCCCGACTCGAGCTGATCGTCAACCCTGCCCTGAACGACATCCGCAACGACCTGCAGGTCCTCGACGACCGGGAGGCCGCGCACCACAACGCGCACGGAATCCGGATCACCGACCTCGAGCGTCAGTCGTGGTCGTCACGGTGGGTGCCCGCACTCATCACATCACTGCTGTGCAGTGTCGCCGGAGGCATCGTCCTCTACATCGTCACGCGCGGCCTATCCATGTAAGGAGCACCATCATCATGACCCTCAACAAGTACGCGGCCGCGCTGCTCAGCATCGCGATCGTGATCCTCACCGCGTTCGTCGCGATCCCTTCGGGGGAGCGAACACCGGAGACCCTCTGGCAGCTCGCCCTCCTCGCGATCGGCGCGATCGTCACCTACTGGGTGCCGCTCGTCGACGCACGCTGGGCGGGCATCCTCAAGACGGGCGCCGCCATCTGCGCCGCGGTGATCGGTGCCCTCATCCCGCTACTCGGGACCGGCACACTCTCGTCAACGCAGATCGTCGTCTTGGTGCTCGCCGGCCTGAACGCGCTGGCCGTCGAGGTCGGTGTCGGAATGCGCAAGTCCGACGTTCGTCTCGCTGCCTGACATGGGTGACGAGAAGTACCCGTCTCCACCGGCGGACCCGATGGACGAACTGCAATGCGAGTCCTGTCAATGACTGCGCGCGAGAAGTGCGGTCACCGCCAGTGGATGACTGGGCTGCTCTGTTGGCGTCCGCGCTGGCACGAGGGCGACCACATGTATCCCGAGCAGCCGAGCAACGGCTAGGAGGCGGCTGTGACCACGATTGCGGATGTCGTCCCGACGTACGGCGAGGTGGACTCGTCGGTGAGCGTTGGGCTTGGCATCGAGATCCTGTTCATGCAGGACGGAACCGTGAGGGTCGCGCACGACTGCGACCGGCACGTCCGCCTTCCCGACTCGACCATGCTGCTCCGCTGCGCTCCCGCGCTCATGATCGGGCAAGGTCACACGGTGGTCACGCGCGAACCGCTCACGATCGTAGCGAGCATCCTCTGCTCCGACTGCGGGCTCCACGGCTTCGTCACGAACGGAGTCTGGGTCCCCGCCTGACCTCGCATCACACGACGCCCCTGGCGCTCTTCGGAGTTGCCGGGGGCGCTTCGTGCGTTAACGGCCGTCCGGTCGCACACTCACCCGGCATCCCTCGCACCACCACGCCCCCACGACAGCCTCCATCGGTTCGAGGCAGGACGGACAGTTCGGCACGTCGAGGTCGCCGCTCACTCCAGATAGTCCAGCCGCCGTTTGATCGAGTCTCCATCGATGATCACGGTGCATTGGAAGTCTGCGCGCAGCATGGCCCCGAAGCTGTTCTCTGAGTCGACTGTGCCGGTCACGGTCCACGTTCCGTCCCCTGTAGCATTCGTGTCGAACTCTGCCGTGGTCGGTGCCTTGAGGTCCTCCCGCACCAGATCCTCACATTGGGCGATCGCTTCGCCTGACCAGTTCGCATCGTACGGCGTCTCCCCCGACCCGCTGAGTGCCCCTGCGATCGTCGCGATAATGATGATGATGACTACGGCACCAAGTACGACGAGGCATCCCATCCCCTTCTTGGAGCTCGGCGGCACGTCAAGGCTCTTCGGCGGCTGAAATGTTGGGTCGGTCACGGGCGCCTCCTACTTCATCGGTGGTGCAGTGGCCCCCCCGGGTTTTGATCCCGGTACCCAGCGACTGTCGGCGGGCACGCGATAGAATGGAGAGGCCCCGGCACCTGCTTGTAACAGGCCCGGGTTTGACCGACTGATTGGAGTCGATGTGCGAAAGCCTACCCGCGGCAACAAAGAGTGGCTGCTTGAACGCGTCAAAGTTGATCCCGAAACGGGATGCTGGATATGGCAACGTTCGCTGATCCAGACCAGCGGCTATGGGCAGACGGGGCTCACCCCGCCCACTGCGCATAGGCTCGCGTACTTTCTGTGGAAGGGAGAGCCGACCCTCCCGCTTATTCGGCACTCATGCCACAACCGCGCGTGCTGCAACCCGGAACATCTCAGCGAGGGGACCCATTACGACAACTGGCATGACTCGGAAGAGGCTCACGCCGAGCACTCTCGCCAGCAGATTGGTCGCGCCGCCTCGAACCGCAAGCCCGTGGTCGTGGATGGTGTTGCGTACCCGTCGATGCTGAACGCGCAGCGCGCGCTGTCTATCTCATGGAAAACGCTCCGTCGCAGGATGTCAGTGGGTCCCCAGGGAATCGAACCCTGATCTGCTGGGTAAAAGCCAGCGGTCCTAGCCGTTGAACGAGAGACCCCTTACGCCGCAATTCTGGCACGCCTGTGCGCGTGCTCGCGAAACCCGATCGCCGGAACCACGTTGATGCCCGCCCGCACTTGCTCGTCGGTGACTCTCGTGTACAGCTGGGTAGTGGCAATGGAGGCGTGCCCGAGCGTTTCTTGCACCACCCTGATCGGCACACCCTCGTCGAGCATGGTCGTGGCAAGGTAGTGACGCAGGGAGTGGCCGGTGAGCTTCCGGTCGGTGATACCTGCCGACCTGATGGCCCGCCCCACGGATGCGGATGCCGACTTCATGAGAATGTGGCCGTCGCCGTTCGGGAATCGTTTGTTCTTGTACGGTGACGGGAACCACCAGCCCCGCTCCGGGTACCTTTCCAGCAGAGGCTCCAATGACTCTGGGATCGGCACCCGGTGGTCGAGGTTCCCTTTCCTGATGGCCTTGATCATCATGCCCGCCCGGTCGACATCTTCGCCCCGGATCTCGACGACTTCCCCGATGCGTAGCCCGGTGAGGGCGCAGATCATGATGATGTCGCGGGTGCGGGTGTAGGCGCCGGAGTCGAGCATTGCGTCCACTTGGTCCATGCGTAACGCCCGCGACTCACGGCGGGCAGCTTTGATGCGGCGCAACCTCACAGCGGGCGACTTGTCCAGATACTCTTCGTCAACAAGCCACGAGTAGAACGTTTGGAAGTAGGAGCGTTCCGACCGCATGGTGCCCTCTGCGAGGCGTTCCCCGGTGCGCGGGTGCGGGCGGGACAGTTGTGCCTGCATGTCGTGGAGGGTGACCTCGAGCGGCAGTTTCCCGCACGCCCTCGCCAGGAGCCTCAAACATTCTTCCCGATTCTGAATCGTCTTCTCAGATAGTCGGCCCGAATATTGGTAGTCCGCGAACTCTTTGAGTGCTTGATCCCACGACAGTCCGTCGTCGACTAGATACAGCATTTGGCCCCCCGGCAT